CCTGACCCAACCCGAACTGAGGTCGGATTAGGCTATGATAATCCTGCGTTCCCGAAGGCCCGAACCGCAAGCGAAATCGCGTACCTCTTTTGGCGAGGGCTGAGGGGTGGGGTCGCTTGAACAGGTCGCCACCAAGGGAGCGGATCAGTTTTTCGACCGAGGGGTTCTCGGTCTCGTCTGCGTCCTACTGATCCTCGCCATCATCGGCCTGTGCTTCGTCATCCGAGCGCAAGACCGAAAGATTGATAAGCTCCAGGGCGCTACGCTGGCGGATCGCGACCGCCTTCTCGGCACGATCAACGACAGTGAAAAATCACTGGATGAGCTGACCTCCGCGATGAAGGGTGTCCAGAACACCCTGGAGGCGCGAGGACAAACGGTTGGGGACCTGTCCCACCAAATAGCGCTGCAAAACACAGAAGTCAGCCACAAGCTGGCCAACCTGAGCCAAGCGCTCAACATGATCGCTCGGGCGATCCGCCGAAAGTCCGGAGCTGACGCTGTCGAGGAGGACGCATGACCTTCCTTGCCCGCATGCGCTCGCTGTTCACCCATGACGAAGAAGACGACGCTCGCGCACACCGCGTAGATGCCGCCTTTGCTCGCGTCGGGGATGCGCAGCGGCGCGCCGGCTCGGCAGCAAATAAGGTGCGCCATGCCGCAGAGACCCAGGCCGAACGGCTCAAGACGGTTTGCGTTGAGATCCAAGAGCGGGTTCAGCAGCAACAGAGGACGTCCCACCAAGGCGAGACCAGTGATGTGCGCCATCTCGTAGAAGACTTGCTCCGCAGCATGGATGCCGAGCCGAGCAAGGGGGATAGAGATCCGTGCTGATTTATGACCAAAAGGGTCCCGAACACATCCGCGGCGCGATCTGGCTTACCGTTCTATTCCTTGGCGTCGGCTACGCAATCATCAATGCCTTCGTTCCGAACAGTGACATGAACATCGCGATCGGCGTCTTGCAGGCGTCGGCGGCAACGATGGTGGTCTACATCTACGGCAAAGACGCTTGGCAGGCGCTGAAGAAGCGTGAGCCGGCGCGGACGGACTTCCTGATCGTCGGCATCGTGCTCGCGTGGCTGTCCACCGATGGGCAGGCCATTCTGGCAGTTCTGTTTCGGCTGGCCGGTATGCCCGCTTGGTTCGTCAACTCGGAACTGTATGCCCCGATCCGCCTCTTATCGGTCGTTGCCGCAGTGCTTCATGTGAGCGCGCCGGGGGCGGTTGACGGCTTGGTCCCGCGCAAGAACCGCTTGGCAATGGGCCTCGGCCTCGGAGGCGCGGTTCTAATCGTCTTGGTGCTTCTCTGGCAGCGGCCGGACATGGGTCCGCTCATTGAGCGCACTCGGCCTTACATCGGGGATTTCTGGAACCAGAGCCTGCACATGCTGCCGGGGGCTTCGACCGTTTAGCTGCCCCTTCCTCCCCTATCCCTACCCGCGCCCGCCCGGAGAAATCTGGGCGGGTTTTTTGTGCGTCGGCCGTCCTCTCGGTACGGCTCTAAGCTCATCGCCAAAGCGGGGGCGGGATTTGAACCCGCGTTCGTCTCGGCTTGGAGCCAACCCGAGATGCTAAACCAACTCGCTACCCCACCCACCGTGGTCATTGGCCCTGCTGAAAGCCTCAACCCACGCCGCGACGCGCTGATAGATTACTTGCAGGCAGTAGTGAAATCAATTTCCTATCCATGTCAAAACGCACTGGCACTTGTCGTGAGGCCTTTCAGCGTATCCGCACTAGCCATCGGGGCAAAAATGCTTCTACTTTGGTAAAAACGCGAGACCACATCTTATTTCGCTTCGAACTCACGACCTCTTCAGGTTGGTGCTTCGGGGCGCAATCTAAGCACCATGCGGAGCGATGCCCGTTATAAGCATTGAGCCGACAGCTTTCAGTTACGGACCATTCTGGATCGCTTCTCAGTACACCATCCGGAACCCAAACCCGCCAATCTCTCGACATTCCTCGGCAGGCGGCACAGCGGAATTGGCGATCTGTTTCTTCAGCACGCAAGCCAGCTACTAAATTCAGGTTCTTAGCCGTGTCTTGAACCGGTGCTTTCTTCGGTGGTGGCACGGGCTCAAAAACAATACGTAAGTCTGGCATCACGCTCTCCTATCCCTGCTTATCGCCCCACCGCGCCCCACGAGGGCGATCCAGAACCGCGCTGGCCTCTCTGTGAATGCATCTTTCAATGAGGCGATTATTGTCTCTGCTGTGGGCAATAGATCCCGTCTGCGGTATGTAGGCACTCGCCCATGTACGGGCCCCACCCGGAAGCGGTTTTGGGATAAAACTGGACGTAAGCCGACCTGCGAACTGAGAGTTGGCCCGCCGTGTAGAGCCAGAAAGCTCCGAGCGCCAACCAGATCAGTCCTAGGATTGCCCAGAAAGGTCTTATAGTCATCATCTTATCCCTGCTTATCCGTCCACCGTGCGCCTCTAGGCCGATCCAGAACCGCACTGGCGCCACGATGACCGCAGGCTTGACACCGCATGCGTCTTGCGGCCTCTGGCAGTGTCAGATCCCCCGGGAGATCACTCAGCCTCACGTCGCTCGTTCTCGCGCAATTGATGTTCTGGCATCCGATCCAGGCTTGGTCGTGTCCGAAGGCTATGGCGTCTGATATGGTCGGGGCTCGGGTCATGCCCGATGATAGCGGGTGAGGGGAGGAAGGAGCTACCGGGGGATCAGTTTGCCAGAACACAGCGGTAAGTGATCGGCCGTGAGGTATCGCTCATGGTCTTTGCCGATTGCCCAGCCATGTCGCATGCCTCTTTGGTGCTGAAGTGCTGCATGGCCAGGGCATTACCACCGTTGCTACCGTAGGCGCTCAGCAGCAGGATTAGAACGTAAGTGGCGCTCATCGCTTATTCCTTGCTGCTGGACGGGACGGGTGGTGGGGCAGGGGGCAAGCCTTCGCCCACCACAGCCCGGCGGATGATGCTGATGGCGTGCTCGATGCCCTGCTGCATGTCGGGGCTGAAGTCTGAGGCGGGCCGGGCCATCCGCATCGCCTCCAGCGGGATCGCAGCCTCTACGGCGACGCGCTTCCAACCGGCGACCGTATCAAGCAGATCGTTCTTCTGCTGAGTGAGGCGAACGATGGTCTCGTGCTTCGTCTGCCGAGAGCGGCGAACCCAAGCCGAGCAAGCGGCTGGGTCAACCTCAAAAATGTCGCCCGCCTTCCGATAGAACTCCGAGCCATCGCATGTTAGCCGCACCAGTGCCGTGCCGACCTCCCTTGCGTAGGCCCTCAACCTCTCTACCTCCCCCTCCGCTTCCCGCCTTGCCTCCGCTTCGGCTTCCACCATGTCCTGAAGGGCACGGATCTCGCGGGTGTGGCATTCGGCATTGAGGCGGGCGCACTGCTTCTCGGCGGCCAGATCGGCAGAAACCTCAATCAGCCTCTGCTGTGCCTTCATGGCGTCATCCATCCAGCGGTCGCGATCATAGCGAGCGTGGTCTAGGTCGGTGATGCGTTCAGTCACGGCTTACTCCTTTGATGGCGGAGCGGCGGGGCGACCATGCGCCAGCACAAAGCGCCCCTGCTCAGACAGAACGGCGAGAGCTTCGGGGTCAAAAGCGCCGCCGTTCCAGTCGAGCAGACTGCGAGCAGCGAGGCTCCGAACTGTGGCAAGCCGGATGCCTGTCTCAAGGCTGCCGAGATGGTTCACGACATCGTACATGCCGCGCTCGAAACGCTGTAGCTTATTTCCACCGTCCCCCATGCGGGCAAGGACACGCTTCTGCGCAGGCGAGATGCTGTGCCAGATATTACGAGCCCGCGCGACGCCACTGGCGACGTCCTTCATATTCTGATCAAACTCAGCCACCAGATCTGGACGGCCTGTCTCATAGATCATCTGCCGCACGACTTTTGTGGTCCGCGCGCTTTCCCGATCAAGATGTTGCATAAGGCGCTCTTCGGCGGCGAAGTCGGGTTTTGCCATGTCCCTACTCCTTCGTAGGAGAAGCGAGGGCGGCGTCGATGCCGGTGTTCCAAGCGCGCTTCGCCTGGATGATATCTGGTGCATCGCCACGCTGGTGCTTCAGTCGCATTGCCTCGATCGCCGCGCGTGCTACGGTGGGTAGGTGCGGATCGGCGTGCAACTGGTCATCAATAGCCCTAGCCACTTTCATCACCATCTCTGGCACATCATCCATAACACCCGCCTCCTCGGCAGCCTCTTAAAACACTCAGAGAGAGTTAGACCCTGGGAGGGCTAGGTAGCTAGAACCGGCCTTTTGCCAGCTTCCAAAACTGGCAGCCCAGCTTCTGTAGGCACGTAGATGATCTGGGCGACACCATCCTGCTCTTCGAGCATGTGAATGTATTTCCACCGTAGGTAGCCCTCAGGGCCGCCAAGAGCGTCTTCGACCTCACGGATGGAAGCTGCTATACCCTTGGCGCGCTCGACATCCGCTTGGGCGTATAATTTAGATGCCTCATACTCTCGCTGGGCTTCCTGAACGGCGATCTGAGTTTCGGCTTCTGATTGCGCAAGATCAGCGCGGCCTTGTAGTTTTTGCACCCAGATATTGTATGGCGGCATTACAGCCATTGAAACTACTAAAACCACGCCAATGAACGCAACACTGATCAATACTAAGCTTACAATCTGTTCCATGATCGTTCGTCTCCCGTAGGGTAAGGGGCCGCCGAGGGGTGCTAGAACACTCTGACGTGAACGACGTTCGTCACCCAGGGACGCACCAACAGGCCTTCACCACCGTTGCCGTTCAATTCCAGCCATGTGCCCGTGCGGTCGGTGATCCGGCGAAACCGGATCTCGCCAAGGTCGTCGCGATATTCAAGGCGCCGGCCGCTGACGGGAAGCGGATAGTCGCCTGCCTTGTCGAGATAGCCTTCAAGCCAGAAGCCTTCACACTTCGCCGGATCGCCGCCATTCACGATCATGTCTCGGTCTGCCTTCGCCTCAGCAACCTGCCGGCGCAGACTTGCCATCTCGTCGCGAGCCCACTTCGGCAATTTGCTTTCATCGCTCATCTCGCGTTCCTTTCCATGAGGGGAGGGGGTCAGTACGGGGGTTAAGGGGTTTGCGAGGGGGCAGGGCTTGTCGGTTCTGCGCGATCCGCGATGCCAAAAGCGTAGGCCATCTGCTGTGTGATGACGCCCGCGCCCCGGCACCAAAAGCAGGCCGACTTGCCCATGTCGGTGTAGCCTTGCCCGCCGCAATCTAAGCACGGGCTCAGGCTGTAGTTCTTCAGGCGAGCCGTCACTTCGGCGATGGCCTCGTCTCTCTCGCTGGGACGGCGCGCCATCAGCACCACCCCCGCGAAATTGCATAGATCACCCACAGGTCGCGCTGGTTCGGCGGGCCAAGTCCGACGCCAGCCGACGCCCACTGGCCGGCGAAGTAGTGAACCCGGATTGTATGGTAGGTGGCGCGAACCCAACGAATGATGGGCAGGCGCAGAGGCCATGCGGCCTTCGTCGGAAGAGCCCATCCGTTCTGCTCAGCGTCAGCGTGCCAGAGCGCATCGTCGTTCATCACTCTGCTCCTGCAAGGCGGGCGGGAGGCTGGTAGTTGCTGCCTCGAATGCTGTGCGGATTGACCTTTAGTCCCGGCTCGGCTGCGAGCAACGCCAAGCCTTTTTCGGTGATCCCAAGGCGCAGATGTCCGCGCACCTCAATGAACCCCTTCGTGATGAGACGAAGCCATGTGATAGGCTCCAGCCCCAGCAGTCGGACGCCGCTGGCAACAATCTTTCCGTGCTGATCAATTACGCCTTCGCCGCCGTGCTCGTGGAGTTTCTTAAGAGCAGTTCGTTGTGCGTCCGTCGTCATGAGGTAGCCTCCATCAACTGCGTCTCAGGCGGCTCGTAGGCCGTCCCGCAGATCGGGCAGAACTTGGCGAGCAAGCCGGGCGGCTTCTTCCCGCGCGGATTGACCCGCTCGACCACGAGGATAGCCGTCTGCTTCATGCCGGTAGCATCGGCGGTAAAGCGCGTTCCGAGCCGGCCGTTAAGCGGTGCGAACACCTCGTCGATCTTGGCGATGCAGGTGCAAGGCATCAGACCCGCTCCACCTTGAAACGGTAGCTGTCGTCCTGGCTGTCAGCGAGGACGACGCGCAGGCCATGCGGTGCCAGAAGCTCGCTGACCTCTTCCAGCATGTCGCCGGGATGCGTCTTCCAATCTACGACGGTGAAGGTCTCGTCGTCTGGATCGTAGGGGACGAGGCGCATGGTAACGGGTCGCATAAGGACACCTCATTGCATGTGTTAGGTGTGTATGTTACATAGCTTGCACATAGATGCAAGAGGGCTTACGCGGCGATGATCGAGTTCACGCGAGCAACCGAAGACGTGGCGAGGCCGTTAAAGGACCCCAACGGCGAGCCGCTGGATCAGCGCAAGCAGCTCGTTTGTGCCGAAAGCTGGGTTCGCATGGTGGACGAGTGGTGCAAGCGCCAGCCGGGGCGGGCACCTACGTTCTCTGAGGCCGTCCGCATCCTTGTGCTTCGAGGCATTGAGGCCGACGACAAAGGGGCGCGCAAATGAAAGCGCCTGATCCAGACTTCTCATACGTCTACCTCGTTGGCGTGCCCGGCGGTCCTACGAAGATTGGCCACGCAATGTGCGTTAAGCGCCGCTTCAAGCAACTACAGGCCGAGTATCCGCTTCAAGAATTAGTGCCCATGGGCTCGTGGCCGGTTGGCGCGCTGAAGGCCCGCGCAGTTGAGCATTATGTGCATTGGCTACTGCGCGAGAAAAATTACCGTGGCGAGTGGTTCAACGTCGCTCGCGACGAGGCGGTTGCGGCCATTAAGAAAGGGATTGAGCAGGAGGCCAATCTTGACGTTCGGCCTATGATCCCGCCGGTCGACGTGTCCAATCAGCTTGGCAAGTATCGGCAACATGTGAAGACTATGCTGCGCGCTGGTACGCTTGAAAGCATGGATAAGGTTCTAAGTGAGGGTGAAACCAGATCAGACTTTACCCGATCCGCCATCGAAGCCGAACTCAAGCGACGCGAGCGCACGCGCCCCTCGAAAACCTCTTGAGACCCCGAGCATGAGCAGGTGGCGTAACCGTTCTGCGCAGAGAACGGCGATTTGTAACGATTTTTAACGGTCTGTAATCATTTCTGCTGGTTATGCTTCTCTGGTTCGAAAACCTCTTGAGACCTATCCCTCCGAGCCCGGCCGCCGTCATGGCGAGCCGGGCTTTTCGTCTGTCTGGGGCTTCTCCAGAGCAGCATCGATCCCGGCAGCCCAGACATCCTCGCCGTACCAGCGCATCATAGCCGGAGCCGCATTGTAGCGCTCTTCAGCCTTGTTCTCGACGGCACAGATCACGGCGTCGCCTGGCTCTCGCATAGCCTCAATGGCAACGCGGGCGAGAGCGATTGCCCCGATCCTGCTGACGCCGATCTCAGCCCGCAGGGCATCCGCTACCTTCTCAAGCATTGACTGCGCCACGGCTTATCCTCCTACGTCCAATGATGTCGGCGAAACGGTCGTTTTCCTGACGGTCGGCAACTGTCCGGAATTTTCGGAGAGTTCGGGCCAAATCCTGTCGGGAAACCGTGCCCGGATTTCTACTGCCGGGAAATCGGTGTTGCCGAGCTAAGCGGACAGCGACTAAGGGCGCCGGACAAGATGCAGGTCTTCCGGCTCAAACCCGTCCGTGAACTGATCGACATCGTGCCGGAGCGTGATGTTGAGCACGCCGTCAGCGAGGCAGCGGATGCCGCGCACTTCCGCTTTGGTCCCGACCCAGTCATTGATCCAGTCGCGGCGCGACCCCGCGATGAACTCGACCTCGTCGCCTAGTTGGAACTCGGTCGCCCTCGTCAATCCGCCGGGCGCCATGGGTCGATCAATGATCTCGCGCATCGTCACGCTCCTTCCGTCGTGAGTGCAGGGGAGGGAAGGGGGGTATGCCCGTAGCCCGGCTTGTCCGATACGGCGTCGAAGAGCGGGTGCATGATTTCTGGGAAGTGCTTGTAGTAGGCTTTCTGAGGCCGCACACCGCGCTCGCGGGCGCACCAAAGGAGGGCCGCTTCTGAGCCGCAGTCTTCGCCAAGCGCAAGGCACTCGGCTTTCGTCGCCTCCAGCCTCGGCAGGCTTTCAGGCGTAAGCGTCACGCAATCCGAGCACGCCCAGACGAAGAGATCGTTGCAGTTCACGATGAGCGTGATCGGCGCATATTCGTCGTCGGTACGCCACCAAAGTTCATCGCTGCTCGGACCGCTGAAGCCGTCGAAAACGGCGAATGCCCGGCGGATGCCATCAATGTCCCAGGTCATTTCAATTTCCTTCAGCAGTGACAGTGGGAGAGGGAAGGGGCTTCAAGCCGACAGCAGCCCGAGCGCGCGCCAGCACGGCGTTGCCGGTGCCGGTTTCTGCGAACTTCTCGTGCAGGTAGGCGATCTGGATCGTGCACTCCTGCACAATGTCGCGGAGCCGGGCGTTCTCGGAGGCAAAAGCAGCGGCTCTCTCAAATTGCAGGCCTGCCTCTTTCTCAGATGCAACACACCTCTCGTGCTTTGATCGCCAAGCGCGGTCGAGCCGGTCGTTTTCGGCCTCAAGAGTGGCAATTCGTTCATCGCGAGGATCAGTCATGGCTCAAACCTCAACTTCTACAGGGGCAGCGGCCGAGGCCGCGATCGACAGCAGCACGTCCCGGAAGGCCGGCGGCGTCGCCTCACGGATCTTCGTCTTGTCCTTGCCACCGATCATTGCGGCCATGCCGATCCGACGAGCCTTGGCGTAGCCGTACTTCTCCAGGGCCTTCGGATGCAGACGCTGCTCTGCCGGACCCCAGATCAGTTCAGGCAGATCGGCGCCGACCGCGTAGAGCCACGTCGCCTTGCGCGAGAAGTGGCCGTAGTGCCCCTGCTCGACGTAGCAGGTCCATCCGCCGTGGAAGTCTGCCGCGACCCACGCGCCGAAGCGCGGCGGGCGGTTCAGGTCGAAGGCAGCCCAGGCATGGCTCTCTGCTGGATGCTCCAGCACGCCACCCCAGCGACGGACCGAGGCCAGCGCGGCGGCGAAGCAGCCTTCGTCAGCCCCTTTCTCGTACTGGTGCGGCTTCCGGGTGCTGCCGTGCCAGAACCGGCCCCATCGCTGGCAGGGCGGGTGCGCCACGACAGGATGCGGCCCGGCATACCGGCGGGCGTCGCGCGCCTGGTCCCATGGGTCGACACCGGGCAGGTCGCTGTAGCAGCCGTCAGAGCCGACGTAGAGGGCGGCAACCTGTCGAGCGGTGGGGTAAACGGTTGGGTGTGATGACCCTGAAACCAGATTTCCCTTAGCAATCAACGGGTCTTGGCGGAAGGGGTGTCCGTCCATCATCCTCGCTCCTGAAATTCCACAGCAGACCGCCGGCGGGTCTGATGGGCCGAAAATCGTGAGAAGCAGCAAGGGCAAAGGGCTTGCCGGACTGCGGCAATCATAGCACACACTGACCGAAGCAGGCCACAGGCGAATGCCGCAATCGGCGTCGCTTGGTGGGGTGTCTGGTTGGGTGCTGGTGGGACCGGATGGCGAACGCGATCAATCGACTGACCGCCCGCAAGGTCCAGACTATCACGGAGCCGGGCCGGCACGCAGATGGCGGCGGTCTCTATCTGGTGGTGGACGCCAAAGGCGCGAAGCGTTGGGTGCTGCTCTATCGGCTGCCGGGCCGGCGGCGAGAGATGGGCTTGGGCTCCGTCAATGCCGTCCCCCTCGTGCGCGCCCGAGAACTGGCCGCTGAGGCTCGCGCGAAGATCGCTGGTGGGATTGACCCGCTGGCCGAGAAACACGCCCCTCCGCCAATTCCTGAGGCTCCACCGGCTCCTCCGGTGACGTTCGCCGACGTGGCGATCGTCTACATGGATGACCGCGAGCGAACGTGGCGCAACGAGGCCCATCGGAAGCAGTGGCGTCAGACCCTTGAGGTTCAAAGCGCTTCGCTCTGGGCGCGCCCGGTCGCCTCGATCACCACTGAAGACGTGCTCGCCGTGCTGCGTCCCATGTGGCACGAGAAGCCCGAGACGGCGCGACGCATCCGCGGCCGGGTCGAACGCATCTTGGACGCAGCGCGGGTCGGCGGGCATCGCATCACCGAGAACCCGGCGCGCTGGCGCGGGCACCTCGACGTGTTGCTGCCCAAATCCGGCAAGCTCACGCGCGGTCACCATGCCGCCATGCCCTACGCCGAGGTGCCGGCGTTCTATCAGGCGCTCGCGGCGCGCGGTGGGTCGGCTGCGCCTGGCATGATGCTCTTGATCCTGACGGCTGCCCGGTCTGGCGAGATCCGCGGTATGACCTGGGGCGAAGTCGATATGGGCGGCGCGCTGTGGAGCCTGCCTGCGCAGCGCATGAAGGCCAAACGCGAGCATCGTGTGCCCCTGCCGGCCGAGGCCATGCGCCTGCTCGGCGGAATGATACCCGAGAAGCCCCCGCGCAGTGCACTCGTCTTCCCGTCGCCGCGCGGCAAAGTGATGAGCGACATGGCGTTCGGGATGCTGCTGCGGAAGATGGGCCAGACGGAGATCACGACGCATGGCTTTCGATCCTCCTTCCGCGACTGGGTGGACAACGAGACCGACTTTGCCGGGGACCTTGCCGAAGCCGCGCTGGCCCATCTCACGGGAGACGAGACCGAGCGCGCCTATCGGCGAGGGGATGCCCTGGCGAAGCGGCGTCACTTGATGGATGCCTGGGCGGCCTTCGTGGCAGCCGGCGTCAGCGGAGCGGCGTCAAGCAGCCGCGCCAGTGCCTCGTGAGGGATCACCGTAGCCGCCCCGATCTTCCGAGCGTCCAACTCGCCGCTCGCAATCATCTCGTAGATCGTGGACTTGCTGACGCCGAGGGTCGCGGCGGCATCCTTGGGACGGTACGCGATCGGCGGCATGTTCCCCTCCTTGCGAGTGAGTAGGTCGACGTTGCTTCTCGGGCGAGGGATCACGGCTTCTCCCCCTGGCGGGTGACGGTGTGTGGATGGGAGGCGGCGAGAGAACGAGCCTTCCGAAGCAAACGCAGTCGCCGAATGGCCTCGGTTGCCGGGATGCCCTCGTCGAGCAAATAGTCGTAGCTCTTGATGACGGAGACGGCAGCGTGCTTCACGCCATGCGGGTTTCCGTAGGTCAGGGTCCAGCAGATACCGCCGGTTCGGTATGAACCCGGATCTGGCAAGGACATGACGGCCCCGTCCCCAACCTCAACGCGCAGGACCATGCCATCTGCCGGGTGCTTCTTCTCGCTCATGGCTGCTCCCCTCCCTTCAGAGCAGCGAGAGACGAGCGGTTCGGCGATGAATAGCAAGCCGCCTCTAGCACATTGAAAATCTCGTCAGTTATCGTGCCGTCAGGACAATCAAGCATCAGCAGGTTGCCTTGGCGCGAAACGGTCGGTTCCGCAGAAGCGAGCAGGCGATTTAGGCTCTCCCCCGTCTCGGGCTTCTGCGTCTCGGCCGGGGCGGTGGCCAGGGAAGGCAGGGCCGGCATGGGCGACCAAGAAACGGCCTTGTCCCAAGACGGCATGAACTCGCCGTGCCGCCCCCAGTAGAACTTTCCGAAGCTGTCACGCCTCCATGCGGACGCCTCAATGTAGCGGCGCCCTCGCTCGGACTGCCGGACGACAAGAATTATGGTCCCGTCGCGCGGCGCTGTCTCAATAGGCTGCCACTCCAAGCCCTGCCGTCTCCCTCGGGCTTCGGCTTCTGCGAGGGCGGTGGCGAGCCCTTCAACTGCGCGCTTCATCAGCGTGCCCATATGCAAACGTTGCAAGCCGTGAAGTTCGCCGGCCGTCGTGTAGACGTCGTGTTGATGGCCCTTCGTCTCGCCGGGCTCGGCGTGAAAATTTGGGCCGAGAGGAATGCGCTTTTTAGCCATCGGCAGCTTCCTCGTTTTCGGCGTCGATGACCGCCATTGCGGAGGCGTAGCGCGGCGTCCAGCCGTGGCCGCAAAGGCATGTGGCCGTGAACCCGATCTGCTTAGGCATGCTCTCGTCGGCGCACTTCGGCTGCGCAATGCCGTCACGGACTGGGAAGCAGTCGGCGACCTCAAGCCGCTCATACAGGTTGAAAGATCGTCCCCGACACTTAGGGCATCTCAGGCTGGCCGGGCCGCCCGGTTTCTCCTCCTCGCGCTCAAGCATCGGTCTTCTCCTGGCTGGTAAGGGCACGCAGGTAGCCAGCAGCCTCGGTCATGGACCGGCGCAGCGGCGGGCTATCAACGAAGAGCGCGCATTGCTCCAGGGAGATCGCGTGCCCTTGCGCGGCCTCCAAGGCGGCGCGCAGACGAGCGGTCTCGGCTTCTGCGGCTTCGGCCCGGCGACGCTCTAACGTCTCCTCGTGGCGCGCGAACTTCATCGCTACCGCCGCCGCGTCCCGCTCTCCCGTGAGGCGGGCGATCTCCGAGGCGATGGGGCCGGATTTCAGAAGCGCAATCGCCTGGGCCGTCGACTGCCATCCATTCAGCGGGAAGCGGTCACGCAGCCACTGCGCCACCGCCTCGCGCATCGCCTCCGAGACGGCCGGGGTTGTGGGGTCAGACATCGGAGGGCTCCTTCATAATCCATTCGTTGATGGCGCAGAAGAAAATTGCGACTAACAGCAGAAATCCAGTTCCGGCCAATAAGCCAAAATTATTAAACAGAACGATGGCTATTAGTGAGATGGTAACAACGAACGCAATTGCCGCCGCACCGACAACTGCGTGCTTCAAGAGTATTTTCAGGAACGACATCACCGCCCGCCCTCCCGATCCGCAGGGGCAGGGGTCCCAAGCTCAAGACGGCCTGCAGGCGTGATTGACACGCGAATGGCAAATGGCGGCGCTTCATCAACGAGTGTTGCAAAGCCAAGGGCCGCGAGCCTGTGAGCCGGTTTGTAGCTCGACACGACACGCTGAGGCCGCCGGTCGATTTCGCGGAGCAATTCGTATTGTGCAGGCGTCAGCTTCGCCCTCATCGTCCGCCCTCCTGGGTCTGAGCGTCCCCCTGCCCCGTGCTGTCGGGCGAGGGGGCTGCGATGGGTGCGGACGGGGTCAGGGCGGCGCGCGGAACGGCAGCGAACAGCCAGCAATTCCAGCCGCCGCCATCTGCGCGGTCGAAAAATTCTCTGGCTTCGGCCTCGTCGGTGAATACAGCCTCGCCTTTGTCTGTGTCCTCAAATTTCACGAGCCAATGGCGCTTTGGCTGATCCCCAGGCTGGCACCATTCGTGTCGGTACGCCCCCGCAGGCCCCGTGCTGTCGGGCGTGGGCGAGACTGGCGGCGTGGGCGTGGCGGCGCGAAGGGCTTGCGTGACCATCGCCCAATCGGTGCTGTCGAGAGTGACGCGGCCGAGAACCTTCAGGCTATCCTCAATACCCTGCGCTAAGCACAGATGGGGGTTCTCATCATCCTCGGTGTCCACGCCCCGCTCCGCCTCGGTCCCGGAGGGCTTGTGGGGCTTGGGGGCGAGGGCGGCGGCAAATTCTTGGCACATCGTGCGGCGAGACAAGCCGATGCCGCTGCCAGCAGCCGGACCAACAAGGGCATCCCATCGCTTTTCGATAACCGCAGCGATCCGTTCGCGGTCGCCAGCGTGAGGCAAGGCAAGCGCATCAACGAGCGCATCCGTCAGCCCCTCCCGCTCGGCCGCCTTGCCCGGTGCCTGGACGGGGGACGCCGCCATGATTGCGGCAGCCAGCGCGCGGGCATGGCATTCGCTTGCAGCTTCGTTCTCGCTCCCGTGGGCCGAGACCTCATGCCACGAGCCATCGTCGTTCTTTCGGCCAACCCACGATGTGCGGCCGGGAACGCGGCGGCTGTTGTAGCCGGTGCCCCATCGATCGTATTCAGCAGCGGCGGCCTCCACCCCTCCCGCATCTACCGGGCGAGGCGGGGCGGCGAGCAACGTGGAGAGTGCCGCACGCTGAGCCGAGTAGGCGGCCGTGAACTCAGGCAGGCCGCACCGGCCGGTGTCGCTGACCGAAACATCGCCGTTGTCGTTGTAGACGCAATCCGAAAAGGGACGGAGGGCTCGTTCAGCGCCTTCCAGCGCCGTCCGCAGGTCTTGCTCTTGGGTGTTGTGGGTGGTCATCACAGAACCTCCACGCGATCAAAGGTGGTCAGAAGCTTCGTGATCTCGGCCGGAAGCTTCTGTTCCGAGACCTTCGGGGCGACCCAATCCTTTCGGGCTGCCGGCTCTGGTGCATCCCAGTCCACGACGACCTGGCCGGTGCGCAGGAACTCAGCGCGCATGTGCTTGAGGGTGCGGATGGCGCGGGAGAGGGGGTATTGCTGCGGACGGCTACTCCAGCCGCTCGGCATGAACAACGGATGATAGTTGTCCCTATCCAAATTCAGCCAGTCTCGGGCTTTGTATGATCCTTTCTCTTCGGGACCCATAATAACAAGGCACCATCCGGCAAGGCAGGCTGCTGTTCCGCATTCATTGAAGGAACGTCGGATGTTGTGGCGCCTGTCGGCGTTCGTAAACACGTGGCCCATATTGAACCGCTCTTCCGGCAGCCCTTCCAAGTGAGAGATCAGACGATCAAGGTTGGCGATGTTGAGGGTCATGGGGTGGGCCTCCGGGTCAGGGGCAAGAGTATTCGGCGCGAATAACAGTGACGCTTGCTTCATCGAGCATGGCCTCTGCCGCCTCAAATTCAGCGTCCGGCATTGACGTCTTTCCGGCGCCAGCCACGACGCGGCAGACACCGGCTTGGATCATGGTTCGAGCGCAGGCAGCGCAGGGAAAGTGCGTGACGTAGACCGTGCAAAAGCGCGTGCGAATGCCATAGTGCGCGGCCTTACTGACGAGGTTCGTTTCTGCATGACAGGCGAACAAGTATTTTTCAGGCCTCTCGCGGCGGCTAGCCAGATCATCAACGCCGGTCGGCGGACCATTATAAGCCGTCAGCAGAACAGACTTGCCATCGCTGCCCACGAGTACCGCGCCGACCTGTGTTGAGTCTTTCGACTTCGTAGCTGCGTGCTTCGCGAAGCCCATGAGATAGTCTTGCCACTCAATCACTGGCGCCACTCCCCCTCAGACAAATCCGGCTCCGGCGCCCTCCGATATTCGCGCCCGGCCCAGAGCAGAGCGGCGATGTAGGCGAGCGCGGCTGTGGTGATGATGGAGATGGCGATGGTCATGCCGACTCCCCCATATCAAGGGCTTTGCGACCCTTCTCGGTGAGCCGATACATCCGGCACTCTCTGCCGTGACCCATGTCGGGGTTCGGCTCAAAGTACGGGCGAAGAGCTATCTGATCTTCAAGCGGGATCGTAATGCTGCCGTCTGGCCCGCTGAGCTTGAAGCCGTCTTCGCCGTCTTTGCCGAGCCATTCAGAGCGATTGATGCGGCTTGTGTGAAGCCATGAAGCATAGAGCTTCTGGCGGTCCGTAAGTTGATGCTTTGCCATCACCTCACCCCCGTCGAACGAAGCACGTCGTAGACGCCAAGCCGCTCGTAATCCTCAGGATCACGCCCGATCTGCGAAGGCTTGAACTTGCGGCGCCGAGAGGCCGTCTGACCGGATGCGATGGCATCCTCAACGATAACCTTTGCGGCAACCCGGCTGGTCAGCCCAACCCCGCCGTAGAGGTCTTCGCGGGTCGTCGGGCTCTTGGCATCGGCTGGCAGGAACTGCGCGTACCAAAGACCATAGAGGCAATAGACGTTGCCGACCTCGATGCCGTCACGGAAGTAGACCGACTTCGTCGGACTGGTGTCGGTCCAGGCGCAGGAAAGGAGTGGGGTTCGAGCGAGCATCACACCCTCCGCTTCGGATCAGCGAGAGCGCCAACGAACAGCGCCCCAGTCAGCAGCAGGAGGGAGAACCCCAGGGCGCCGAGTCCGCCAGAAGCGAGGATGGCGCTGTCGGCCGGCAGGGATGAGATCCAGGCGCCCATCACGCGGCCACCTTCTGACCGAGCACGGCAGCCTCGACGGCGGCCTGGGCGTTCTTCAGGCCGAAGTGATTGCCGGGGAAGGTGGCGATGGGCTGGAGGTCGGTGCCGACATAGGTGCCGGCCGTGAAGCCGCCCGTGCGGTTGATGACGACGTAGCCCTGGCTGGCGCCATCGGCATCAAAGCCGCGCCAGAACGGGGTGTCGAAGCTGTCGAGGGTCTTGACCCAATTTAGGGTGAGAGCAGGAGCCGGAGCGCGGTCGCGGCGGATGGCTGCTTTTTCGATCGACCAAGAGAAAGTCTGGCGGGGCATGGCGGGTCCTCATCGCGGCGGGCGATGGACCTAACTTAAACTGCCCGTTTAAATTAGCAAGCGGAAAACGCACTTTTTTGAACGCAGCGTTTAAATTATAATATGGTCACGGTTTGTTCTTTCCTCGCGCATACGGCATAGAATGCGATTTGGTTTCAAACCTGCGATCAAATTTTCATGTGGCGTCGGCAGGACATAAAATGCTTAATGTTCGTTTAAGGGGGGAACCTGATGGGAGAAAATGTGCGCGAGGTCGTCTTCGGCGTGCAGCCTTGCGCCCGAATGCGACCCATTACATCGGAGCGAGATACCCGGCTGGCTCGAATTGCCATGGACTTCGTGAGCCAATTGCCGGACGACGCTGTGGAGGCATTGCGGGTGCTAGAGCACTGCCGCGATCTGCTGGCCTACTCGCACAAGGTCCCGCCGCCGCCGTGCAAGGAATGTGAGCCGCTGGCCGAGTTCAAGGACAGTCTCAGCTCTTTACGGTGCGGGTCCGCGTCCTCTTGATCGGCGGGGCGCTAGGGTCGTTTTCTCGGGCCTGAAGCTCCAAGATTTTTGCCATGATCCCATACTCGGAACCAATGGTCTCGCCACGTGCGAGCCATTGGATGGTCACGCCGGTCTCGGCCTCGATGGCGGCCAGCACATCGTTCTTCATCGTATTGAGACCGGCCTCGTAGGCGCGGTATCGCTGGGGCGACCAGCCAAAGCGGCGCGCGAACGCCGTCGCATTGTCCTCGCCAGTGAATGCCAGGCGAGTGAGGCGAAGACGCGCACCGATTTCTTCGTTCGTGCTGGCACGCAGAAATGGCCGATTCATCCCTTCGATAAAGCCCACAGCCACTTTTATTGCCAGCAACGTCTCATTGCGCTTGCTATTTAAACGGAGCATTTATATAAAGCTCCCATGACCGAGCTGGAAACCACCGACGCAGTGATCGACTTCCTCGACGGTACCACCGCCGTCTCACGGTTGCTCGGCACATCACCGCAGGCCGTTCACGCCTATCGGACCCGCGTTCGTGGCTTCTTCCCGCCCGACACCTTCGACGTTCTTCGTGCCGCACTGACTGCCAAGAGCGCGACTGCGCCGAAGCGTCTCTGGCGGATGCGGGAAGCCCATTCGGCCCCCACTGATCTCCCCCAAGTCGTCTCCCCCGCCGGAGCATGATGATGTCTTACGCCATTCCGCGCATTCGCGCGTCCGTTGCACCTCTGGTGCGCCCCTCCCTCGACTTCGACGGCTCTGGGTTCGCCCAGGCCGTCGCTTTTGAGGACGACGCGCCACTGACTCTGGCCGAACGGTTCAGCCTGTTCGGGGTCATCCTCTTGGCGTCCATCCCGTACATCTACGTGGGCGCCTGGGCAGCCGAGGTATTGGGCTAATGTCCGGACCGCTCCCCGTCCGCGACTTCGCCGCCTCGGCCAATCCTGCCGCCGACATGCGCGCCCACTATCTGGCCAGCCGGGCTCGGCTGGAAGGACGCCGGCACACACCGGCTCCAGTCGGCCTACCCGGTCTCGGCGACGTTCCGCCCATTCCGCCGCCCGACTACGTCATCACGCGTGATGCTTACGCACGGGTCGCTGCCGAGCGGCGTGACGAGGAGCGTATCCACCGCCCCCTGTTGCGCGTCGTCAGCGTCGTCACTGGGGTTTCGATCGATGAGATCCTTGGGCAGAGCCGGAAGGTTCTTCCCACCAAAGCCCGCATGATCGCGTACCATCTCGTCCAGCGCGAGACGGACAGCCTCAAAGATACGGGCAGACGTCTCAAGCGAGATCATTCGACCATCGTCCATGGTCTGGCCCGCGTCGAGCGCGTCATCTCAGGTCTTTCCATCGAGGTCTGTGACGACCCCGTCGAACTCTGCGGCCGTCTCTGGGCCGCCGACTGGCGGGCGGTCCGATGATCCGCCCCGCCAATCAAAAGCAGGTCAAGCTGCCCGGTCGACTGCAATCGACCTTGCCGCTTCGACTGTACCAATCCTCCAGTTCTGTCCTTTCCGTTCACGTGTCGGCTCCTCTTCAACGAGAGCCAATTCACCACGAGGAACTGAACGGATGCGGACAATCTTTGGGTGGTTTCAGAAAATGAGCGCTGCCGCTGCGAAAGCCCGGCCAATGCTGGCCGCACTGGTCCGACAAGCTGAATTTCATGTCGGATCGAAAATGATGGCTTACGATGTTGTCGGCCGCAGTGTTGGCACGACTGGATCGTGGATCAGAAAGTTTCTGGGCAATCAGCCCGTTAGACTAGACGCTGACCTTTATTTAACACTCGTCAGCAAATATGATGCCTACTGTCTGAAATGGGAAGAAAGGGCAGCCCAGGAACGGGAGTTATTCTTCTCAGAGCGGAGCGGTGGGGCAGATGAGACTAGCAAGAAGCATAATCGCGTTCCTCTTCTATCGAGTGGCCCGTCTAATCAGGGCCATGCGAAATGAAGCGCCGAGCAAAGGCAAGCCAGGCGACCGGGTCTGAGGCCTGCATCCAGCGCGCGCGGGCAAGATCCGAGCGTCTACGGACCGGCAATCTCAACAAAGCCGACGTTGCCACCCTGGTAGCGCGTTGGCAGGCTAGCAACCCAGACCGTCCGCCGCCTTCGCTGGCCCGCGTCTCTATTCAGGAGGCAGACCTGTGACGATCAAGGTCCAGTCCGAAGCTGCCATTCAGGGCGATATCGTCGTGGCTATGTCGCGCACCTTCGATGCTCGGACGGTCCACGTGCCCAACGGCGGCAAGCGCTCAGCCCGTGAGGGCGTCGCCCTCCGATCGATGGGCGTGTGGGCTGGGCATCCCGACCTCATTGTCTACGGCGAGGACCATCGGTCCTTCCTCATGGAGGTTAAGGACGAGATCCTGGCGTGCGAGCGGACGGTGCCGACTGATCAACGCTTCGACACCCTTGATCCGAAACAGAAAATCGCGGTGACGGAGCTACGCAGTCGCGGCTTCGTGGTCCACGTGGTCGACAACGTCGACGATGCCATTGCCGCCGGTCGAGCTTTCGGGCTCCCGGCAAAGAAGAGTCTGGCCGGGGTCTGCGCTTAGCGCAGCCGGGCCGCCATCCCGTCGCCGCCTCGGCCAGACGCACCCAGGCGACGGTACGCGGTCATCACTGAAGTAGGAGCGAAATCATGGCGATTTCCTGGGACAACCTGACACAAAAGAAGCGGCCGAAGCCTCCGTGCATTCTGCTGTACGGCCCGGAAAAGGCCGGCAAGACCACGCTGGCATCCGAGTTCATCGCGCCGGTCTACTTGCAGACCGAGGAAGGCGAAGGCGTCCTTGACATCGCGACGATGGGCAAGATCGAGAGCTACGCCGAACTGATGGATGCGATCGGCCTGCTCTACGAGCGTGAGCACAACTTTCAGACTGTCGTGCTCGATAGCCTGACCGCCGCGCAGGCCCTTGTATGGGCTGAGACCGGCGAGCGCGGTGACGAGAAAGGCAACAAGAAAAAGCGGATTGAGGATTTCGGATACGGCAAGGGCTACAACTATGCGCTCGCCGTCTGGCAGGAAGTCCTCGACGGGCTGAACGCCCTGCGCAACGAGCGCGGCATGACGATTATTCTGATCGCTCACTCCAAAATCGAGCGTTTCGACGATCCCGAGACGGTCGGTTACTCGCGCTATGAGATCGACCTTCACGACAAGGCGCGCGACTACTTTAAGCGCGAGGCCGACTGCGTCCTGCTTCTGAAGCCAGACGTGACGGTCAAGTCTGAGGACGCCGGTTTCAACAAGACCCGCGCCATCGGGCAGGGTGGCCGCTCGGTCTGGATGCACGCCACCAGCCGACCGGCCTACGCCGCCGGCAATCGCTACGGCATCCCGGAAAAGACCCTCTACGAGCCCGGCAAGGGCTTCGATGCCCTGGCCCCGTACTTCCCCCACATCGCCCCCCTCGCCATCGCTGCGGAGTAAGCTGCCATGTCAGACTTCATGAGTTCATTCGACCCGACCTCCGTCGACATGACGGACGAGCGCCCGGAAGGCGACTTCGCTCCGCTGCCGAACGGTGACTACCTGGTGCAGATCATCGAAGCCGAGATGAAGGACACCTCGTCCGGCGGTGAGATGCTGCGCATGACGCTGGAAGTCCTTGACGGACCCCAGCCCGGCCGGCGCGTCTGGGAAAACCTCAACGTCGTGAACAAGAACCCCGACACCGAGCGTTACGCTCGCCGGGACTTGGCAACCATCATGGCGGCCATCGGCCAGGGTCCGACCAACGACCTGACCCTGCTGCACGGGCGTCCGTTCAAGGTGACGCTGAAGACAAATCCTGCCCGCTCCTACAACGGCAAGGACTACGGCCCGAGCAACGGGGTCAAGCGCTACCACGGCAAGACCGGGACGCCGGCTAGCAAGCCGGCTCCTGTGCCCGCCCAGCGCACGGCAGCGCCCGCTCCGCAGGCCCGTGTCTGGGCTAATAAGGCGCCCGCGCGTCAGGCGGTTGGCGAGCCGCCCTTCTAGCAAAGCCGGGGCGACGGCCAGTCCCGCGAAGATCCGCCGTCGCCCCTTCCACCAAGCCTGACGAAACACCATCACGCGAGGCTCGCGACCGATGACCGATGAAACACGCCCTGACAAGATGGAGCCCGGCGAAGCGCGCGAGCGCGGCTTCACCATAGACGAAACCTGCTATCCCTGGCTTGGCTACAAAGGCCCGCGCTTCCGGCCAACCGAGACCGTCGTCTGCTACACCGATGACGAGGCCGCGCTGCTCGTGGCCATTGACGTCATCTGGCGTAAGCAGCGCTTCGGCAGCGACTTCCTTAACAAGGCGATTGAGCAGGCCGTAGAGCTTCTGCCGGTCGCCTGGCGCACGGGGAGGGCCGCCGCATGACCGGCACCATTCTCCCGCCATCCACCAATCCCGTCACTCTAATCGACGCCGCCTACGTAGCTAAGGCTCGCGGCGGCGATGGGGCCGGCGTGTCCATGTCCCAGGTGATCCATCCGTGTGACCGCGCCGTATGGTACGGCTTCCGCTGGTGCGCCGAGGGCGAGGAATCCACCGGCAAGAAGCAGCGCATTTTCGAGACCGGCAACGTCTACGAGCGCCGGCTGCTCGACATGCTGCGCATGATCGGCTGCGACGTCATTGAGGTCGACGAGACAACCGGAGGCCAGTTCCGCGTGTCGCTCGCCAACGGCCACATTCGCGGCAAAATGGATGGCATCGTCAGCAACCTGCCAGGTGCCGGTGACGTGCCGCACGTCGTCGAGTGCAAATCGGCGAACGACAAGAACTACAAGCTGATCATCAAGGGGCCGATCAAGGAAACCAAGACTGAGCACTACGCTCAGCTTCAGCTTTATCTCCATGCCAGCGGCGTTCGGCATGGCCTCTACATGGTCACGAACAAGAACACTGACGATCTGCACACCGAGGCGGTCGACTACGATCCTGCGTTCTGCCTCGCCATTATCGCCCGCATTGAGCGGATCGTAGCTCTGGACGGCCCGCCGGCTCGGCTTCACGACGACCCGACGAGCAAGGCGGCCCGCGAGTGCGGCTGGTGTCCGTCGCGCCACATCTGCCACGAGGATGCATTCCCGCGCGTCAACTGCCGGACGTGCCTCGCCTCGACCCCGCTGGAAGGCGTGAAGTGGCTGTGCGAGCGCCATGATCGCACCCTAACCTATGACGACCAGCAGAACGGCTGTGGCGATCATCTCTTCATCCCCGCAGTCGTACCCGGCATCCAGACCGACGCCGACGAAGAAACCGGAACCATCACCTACACGCTGAACGACGGCGCCACATGGACTGATGGAGTGGCGGCATGACCTACCATTCCGCAATCCTCGACCGTGATGCCGGTATGGCCCGTGCCGTCGCCCACTCCCCGCACTTCGCGGCTATCGCCTATGCCGCCATCGTCACCGTCGCCAAGCGGCAGGCCACCGTCCACGTCGATGACGTGCTCGCCGAGTGCTCGGCGCGGCCTCGGCACCCGAATGCCTGGGGCTCAATCTGGATGCGCGCCATTCGATCCGGCGTCATCGAGCGCTCCGGCGATCTCCAGAATTGCCGAGTGGATCGGGGCAAGCATGCCCATGCCTATCCGATCTATCTCAGCAATATTTTTGTTGCGGAACCGAAGACCATCGCTGGTCAGATGGAGATGTTCGCATGAACCGCGTCGAACATCTCGCCGAAGGCATTACCCTATACCTTGGCAACTGCCTGGAGGTTCTGCCGACCCTCGGTCCGGTCGACCACGTCATGTGCGATCCACCATACGAGGACGAGCTTCATCAAGGTGCCGCCGAGCAGCGCATCATCCGGTCAGATGGTCGGACGATGTACGGCGACCTTGGCTTCGGCGGCATCAATGCTGATCGCTCGGCCATTGCGTCCGCCATCGTGGAGGCCAGCTCGGGCTGGGCTCTCGTGTTCTGCCTCGCTGAGGGCGTGCGCGCCTGGCGCGACGTGTTACAGCCGGCCGGGGCTAAGTGGGACACGACTCTCTTCTGGATCAAGCCTGATGCTTCGCCTCGCTTCAACGGCCAGGGCGCGGCCCGAGGTGCAGAGTGCGCCGTCACGGCGTGGTGCGGGACCGGCTATCGTAGCTGGAATGGCGGCGGTCGGCGCGGGGTCTTCACGCACTGCGTGAACACAGACCGACAGGGCGAGCACCCGACCGAAAAGCCGGTCTCGCTGATGGTCGAACTCGTCGGCCTCTATAGCAACCCAGGCCAGACCATCTGCGATCCTTTCATGGGCTCGGGCTCTACTGGAGTGGCCGCAGCAAAAACGGGCCGCCGCTTCGTCGGCATAGAGATGAATGAGCGGTGGTTCGACCTTTCCTGTCGCCGTATCGAAGCCGCCCTCAAATCATCTGGCAAGTACAAGCGACAACGGCATGCCGAGGGGCAGCAATCACTTTTGTTCGGAGAGTCCGCATGACACTCAAAGTCTACAGCGTGAAGTCCAACGCGCGGCGTGATGCTCGCAAGATGGGCCTCAACCCCCTGTCAGTGATCGCTGCGAATGGCGGTTACATCATCGGAGCACTTCGGGTGGCGCAGGATGCGCAGCTCGGCGGCAAGCAAGCCGCCTTGCGCGACTTGCTGGCCACGGGCTGGCAGCGGTTGCCTGATATTGCCGCCGCCATGGGATGGCAGCCGCACACCGTGCGGGGCGTCATCAGCCGCATCGGCAAGACGCCCGGCATTCAGGTCGAGAAGACCCAGCAGGACGGTGTCACAGCCTATCGCGTGGTGAGGTCATCATGAGGCTAGTCATCATCGAGTCACCGTATGCTGGCGACGTCGCTGCGAACGAAACCTACGCCCGCGCCTGTGTGCGGGCCTCCCTAAGCCGAGGTGAGGCGCCGATTGCCTCACACCTGCTTTACACCCAGCCCGGTATTCTCGACGACATGATACCCGCCGAGCGGCAATGGGGCATTGATGCAGGCTTAGCTTGGCGCAGAGTTGCCGATGCCAGTGTCGTCTACACAGATCGCGGCATCAGCAAGGGCATGGAGTACGGCATCGCGGCGGCGGAAGCCGCTGGCGTGCCAATAGAGTACAGAACCGGCGTTGTTGTGCCAGTTGGTGATCCCTACGCCGCAACCCTGATCACCACGACGCTCAACGAGCAAAAGGAAGTTGTGCTGATCGACAACGGCAAGCCGTTTCTTCGCATGACC